CAGCATTTTCTGCATTTCTTTTACTGCGTCCCCGGAATCGCCTTTCTGGAGATAATTTCTCACATTAACCGTTCCGGATGCAGATGCTGTCACTCCGGTATAACGGTACACATGAACCCATGGCTTATTGTAATAGCTGCGGATGCAGATTTCTCTACCAGTCTGATCTCCAGACTTTCCTCCTGTGACCGTTCCTTTCTCGTTGATACTTGCGTGCACCAGTTTACCATTTCCACAGCAGAATGCTGTGTGCCCATTTCCGAGCAGGACATCTCCCCGGATCATTCCACTGCCGGTTGCCAGATTCACGGATTTTACAACATCCTTGAACCCGATCTTCGGCAGAACGTCCGGCATGTTACCGGTATAAGTTGCTCCGCTGGACTTTGCCGGGATTCCAGCTGCTTCCAGGCAACTGATTACCAGCCCGGAACAATCATAATTCGGATTGCCCCAGCGGTCTACCTGGTCATAACCGTGCGAATCATCCAGGGCGATCGCTTCTGCTCTTGCTACTGCATTTTTAATTTTGCTCACTTTGTTTTCCTCCTTCTTCTGATAAAGTTTCAAATACTGATCACCGTAAGAAGCTCTTACTTTCTTCACTGATGCTCCGGTGTTTGCCGGAGCCTCGAACTTGACCAGAAAGATATCAGACGCTTCCTGTACGGTGGTTGCGGTCTGCAATACCTTCCAGACGCTCTTATAGCTCGTCTTCAATTCGCTCAGCATATACTCTGTCTGGACCCTCGCGTCCCCAATTGACACGCCTCTCGTTTTAACCATATCGTATAAACCAGCTTTTCTTCCAGCGGACGTCCACTGGCACAGGCCATAGCCATACTGGCGGCTGTCTCCCATCGGATGCAGAAACAACTCCCGAGAGATCTCGCCGCTGTCTACCTCCTCGGTATAGGTATCGTCTGTGTACTTATACCCCAGGCGTTCCTCGCACAGGTCTTCCAGATTACGGGGATTGAACCTCGATTCTGCAAAGATATTTCCCATCACTCCGCAAGCTCCGTAAACTGATGCCCCGGCAGCGATCAGGCAGTTATATGCCGCATCCGTATTCATATTTCGTGAAATTGCCACGACGTTCTCCTTTCACAGCAAAAGAGCGGGTATGATGCCCGCTCTTTGACCTTCTTTATAACTACTGCTTGGATCCGTTTACCTTCCCGTCGTCCAGCAGGTCTTTCACGCCTTCTGCCGGAATTGCGCCGGCGCAAAAGAGGACGGTTATTGGCCGCCCTCACTCTGTTTTCTGTGTCTGCTTGATAATCTGATTCACATAATTGCTCAGCCCCGCCACAAGGATGCCCTGCGTGACCGCTGTAAAGACTGCCATCGCCGCCTGCTGGCCGGTGCACACCTCACTGGTAGCCAGCACCCAGATGGCGCACAGGACGATGCTCACGCCGCCGAGAATCAGAGGAATATACTTATCCTTTACAGCCTGTGCCTGTTTCAGTCCCATGCCAAGGAAGTACAGGACAATAGCTACAATGATCAGTTCCGGTTTTACATAATTCATAATCTGTTCCATGTCAATCGCCTTTCTTTTTTAAGTGTAATTCATCAATTTCCTGCTTCATCTTTGTGATCATACCGTTTCCACCAAGCACATGATAGGCTTCGTACATCTCGCAGAAGTTCTGGTATGCATAGGATGGGATATCTCCAAGCTGTGTGTACTTGCTGTGGTACTCAATCAGCTGGACTCTGAGTAGTAACATAGTTCCCTTACTGTTCGCGTCTCGATCCCTTTTCTGATTTTTTAAGAGCCAGACGATGTAGCCCAGCAGCACTGGAAGTGCTATCGTATATGTCTGCATTAATATTTCATTCACTGCTCTGTCTCTCTTTCCCACTATTGAACGCAGAAGAAGGACCGTTTCCGGCCCTACTCAGTTTTTTCCTTTTCTTCCAGCTCTGCAGTGTACTTATCATACTCATCCCAGATGTCGTTCTCGAATTTGTCAACAACATCATCGATATCCTTTTTATTGGCACGATACTTTCTACCGTTGTTGATGTAGCGATTGATGATTGGAACATCCGGATGTTTTGCATCCATATTGGCGTCCATAGACACAACGGTCTCGCCGTCAACTGTGATGATTCCAGAATAATGAATGTCCTTTGTGTAAGTTGCTGATACTGCCATATTTTTGTCCTCCTAAAAATTAATTTGTATCTCCAGAGATATTATCTCTCATGGATTCAAGTTCACTTCTTAGATCCGCAACCTCTACTTCAAGGTTCGATCTTCTTTGCTTTTCGAGTTGAAGCTCATGCGTTATTATCGCAATCAAATTGGTATATACCATACTATAAGTATCAATATAGCCATCCTCAGTGTTCTTCCTGTCGTGGTGTACCAGATCCAGCTCGTCTTCTCGGATTCCTAGTTCTCGCATGGCTTCTACGACATCCTGTGCGACGAATCCATAACAAATGCGCCCATCACCGTCAATCATCCGATACTGAACTGGTTTTAAGCGATCGAACAGCTCTGAATGAATATCCGTCTTATTGATCTTGCTCTCACCGAGTGGAAATATGTTTGTTTTGGCGCGGCGATCGGATGTGACCTGTGGGGAGTTTTTAACGATCAAACGCTCCCATACTCTTCCACTATCTCCTAGCATAATCTTTTCGGAGTACGCCTTGGTCGGTGCGAACGCTCCAGTATACACTCCTCCAGACCAGCCACAGCCATAAAATTCGACCTCTGCCTGATAACCTTTCTTCTTTGATTCAAGAATAATGCTACCGTTACCAATATCGAAGTTTGCTTTGTTGTTGGCATCCGAGTAAGTATTTACAACGAAAGAATCGTCAACAGCCCCGGCTATACAGCTTCCAGAAGAACTTGATGTCTCCAATACAGATTCGTGGACACCTTTAATATCTACATATTCGCTCTGGATTGACAGAGCCGCATTGCCGGATTTTGTTTCAACCAAAATCTTACCGACACCGCCACATAACTCAATAACCGCATCTTTTGCGTTCTTTCCAAGCTGGATCAACTTATCACCATAATATGCGAGTGTCGTTCCTGCCCGGTTAAGAATCTCAAATGCTGATGTTGAAATCTTAGTCCGATAGCCAGACCAAGATCCGCTGGTTTTATTACCAACTTCCAATCCGGTCCCATCAGTAAACTGCATAAAGTTGGTGGCTGTTTTTGCTGCTTGTAAAGGATTCGCATTAATTGAACCAGATGGTAAAGAAGCTAATTTGGTTGATGTCCACGTCACTGTATATGGACCAGAACCTTGAGTATAGTTAAATACTCTCAGCTGTCCATACGGTTCATTTAATCTTGTTATAAGGCCCCACGTTGAAGTAGTCTTTTTATAAATCCATAACGACCATCCGCCTGAAGATCTTAGGAAATCCAATCCAGGATTTGAGTTATTTGCAGAGATAAAACTAAACTGGACATCTGTTGTCTCAAAACCTCTGCCACCAAGTTTAAATGTTGTTGGCTGATTTGCATACGAACCTGTGATCTTTATTGTAGCAAATTCGACATAAAGATTTGACTCACCGTTTCCATTTACCGTATGCACTACCTGATTTGCGTCCTTACCTGCAGCGCCCTGTGGACCTTGAGGACCTGTTGCGCCGGTTGCACCTTTATCTCCCTGAGGACCTTTATCGCCTTTTACACCTTGAGGACCTTGTGGTCCCTGAGGACCAGTTGCTCCTTTATCCCCTTTATCACCTTTGGCACCGGTTGCACCTGTGTCGCCTTTGCTTCCCGTGACGCAAACTGCTGTTGTCGTTGAAGTCGTGTTGTCAGTATAGGTAATCACCGATCTCGTCCAAATATATTTACTGTTCTCCCATCCAGGATAAGTCGTGCTCCACGATCCGCCGGACATGGCTGTTGCTGACGTTGATTTGTAATACTGTTCTACAATAGATTTAACGCCTTTACCGGTTGCACCAGTCCCTCCAGTATCTCCTTTGTCACCTTTGGCTCCGGTTGCTCCCTGTGCTCCTGCAATGCAAACTCCATTTTGATTTGGCGAATACGTTCTGTTACCAGCTCCGTCCGTTGTTACCGTACGGCTCCACATATACTTTCCATTAACCCATGTTGGCGCTGTCGTCGACCATGATCCTCCAGAAAGAGAAATCGGCGATGTCGAAAGATAATACTCCACGTCAACAAAAGACACATAATCCTCAGGTGCTGGAGTCCAGTCAGTTGCCGTATTGCCTTTTTCGATCTTAAGGTTTTTAAACTGATATGAGACCCCAACATTACTGTTCATTCCGGTAAAATATGTATTCTGTGAAGTTCCGCTAGGCAATGTTGCTGCTGATTTTACAACCCATACCAGTTTTGTCCATACATTCGCAACTGTTTTGTTGTTTACGGCTTTACATGATTGTATCAACATGTTTGAACCGTTACTATGTCTAAAGTCTGGATTCATCGATGTAGAAACACTTGCTTTGACATCTACGGATACGGTATAATTCGTGTCAGCCTCCCATTTTGTGCGTCCAATATAAGAAAACTGTATTACAGACCATCCGGATTGTTTTACCGAATCTCGTGTAAGCTTACATGTATTAACCCCAGTTTCGGATACAGATTCTTTGGAATAGCCGCCAGTTTGCATTGACCAACTCCATCCGGTTGTTCCTTTATTGGTATTGGTCGCCAAATTTCGCCCACCGACGACAATTCCTTCCGGTGTACTACCAACGTTGTAAGCAGTTGAAGTTGTATTATCCGTATAGGTGATGATCGTACGAGTCCAGAAATATGGTTTGTCCGCACTTGTCGCCGGAGGAGTTGCTGACCATACTCCAGTAGGGATCGTAGTTCCAGACGAACTTGCCTGATATGTTACTGCAGTAGATTTAACGCCTTTTCCACTTGCACCAGTATCGCCCTTATCTCCCTTACTGCCGGTAGCTCCTGTTGCACCCCTCGGGATAATTGTATGGCTTATACACAAACCTTTCAGATCTCCAGATGCAGTATTACTCCGATAATAAGCAACATGAGCATTTTTTGTGTCCGTTGCAGTTCCAACGATTGCAAACATATCACCAATCCGGCAACCGTTACGGATACCAGATGTGCTGGACCAAGTTTCTTCGTGATTAATCGTTCCATATGTTGTCCACCGAGACTCTGTGAAGGCATCTCTAACCACATTTGCCACAAGACTATATCCCTGTGAACCAGTAGCCCCTGTAGCACCTTTGTTACCATATACACCGATAACTCGTTTTGTTGTGTCTACAGTTGTCCCATTTGTATAAGTAATTGTCTCGTAGTTCCAGAGATATTTATTGCTCTCTGTCATTGTCGGAACGGTGGATGACCACGATGTAGGAACAGTCGAATTGGATGTGGAGACTGCATAGTGCTCAGTAATGCTTTTAATGCCATTTCCGGTTGATCCGGTATCACCTTTATCCCCTTTACTTCCCCGATCACCGTATGATCCAATGATGCAAGGCGCAGTTGTACTCGCCACGGTTCCGTCGGTATACTTCACAACCTCATAATTCCAAAGATACTTCTTAGCCGCAGACACCGACTGGACAGCTGTTGTCCATCCACTCGTCGCCGTTGTAACTCCGCTGGAAGATGCCGTTGCCAGGTAATAATTGACTACTGATCCAATACTCTTTCCATTGGTGCCATTTGCACCATTGGTTCCCATACGGCCGACACTATATATCGTGGATGTTGTGTCGTCAGTGTAAGTGATGATTGTACGTGTCCACAGATACTGCCCCGCGGATGCAGATGGCACAGACCCAGACCATGTGCCAGTTGGAACTGTTGTTCCGGAAGTTGAAACCTGGTATGCAACAGATGTCGATTTAACCCCCTTACCCGTATCACCCTTATCACCTTTGGCTCCAGCCTCGCCTTTGATTTTCGCCCACTTATACATTCCGACACTTGTAGGATCATCTTTTGCATAGTCCACGCATGTTCCGATATAAGCGCCAATATCCTCACCACTGTTCCCGGTGAATGTCTTCCCACCGTCATTACTATATTTGATGTGCAGATAACTGGTTTTCCCGTCTGCTCCATTGGTACCTGAAATTCCCTGTTTTCCCTGTGGCCCCTGCGAACCTTCCAGCTGCTGCCAGCTGTACTTCTTCGGATCATCCGAATCCGTCTGTGTAAAATCCACATACGTTCCAATGTATTTTGACGGTGTCTCTGTCATCTGAGACGCATAGGTCGGATTCGAAACCGCAGAATATTTGATGTGAAAATACGTCGTTTTTCCATCTTTTCCGTCAGCGCCTTTGGGTCCCTGGATTCCCTGATCACCCTTATCGCCCTGCAGGCCGCGCAGTCCTTGCTCGCCCGGATCTCCCTTATCTCCTTTCGGCCCCTGAAATTTGCTCCAATGATACTTCGCCGGATTGGTGCTGTCAGCCTTGGTAAAATCCACGTATTGGCCTATATACGTTTTATCGACGGCGTTGGTTGTCGAAAAGCCTGTCTTTCCATCCGCGCTTGTTGCATAAGCGATATGCAGATAACTGGTTTCACCATTCGCACCGTTTTCTCCAGGGGTTCCATCGGCGCCGTCCTCTCCGTCATCGCCCTGAAATTTTCGCCAGGTGTACTTGGTCGGATCTGTACTGTCCTCCAATATATAATCCACGTAGGTACCGATATATTTTCCTGTATCCTTCCGCAACTGATTTGCTGTCGGGTTCGGAACATCAGCATATCTCACATGGAAGAAACTAGTCAGACCATTCTTTCCGGGCTCTCCCGCAATTCCCTGCTCTCCAACAACCTTTACCCAGGTATAGATGCTCGGGTCTGTAAGTACCGGCTGTTTTGTCGTCTGATTGTATGCGATACCCATGTATGTCTTTCCAGCTGATTTGAGCGATATTCCGCCGCCCGTTTCCGTATCAGCAAACACAACCCAAGTGTAAAACGTCCGGTTCTTTGCCAGTTTTTCAAACTGTGCAGCCAGGCTCTCCATCTTTTCTGAAATTCCACTCGATTTCAGCTTGTATTCGCCCAGCGTTGCCGTGTACTCATCATTGCAAATGGAGGACTCCAGTTTCATGATTCTTGCAGACAAATACAGTTCTCCGGCATCATCTACAATGTTCACTGTATCGCCGATCTTGATTCCATCCGGCAGATACGCCAGTTCCACTTCGTAGGATACGGCTGCATCATAGATCTTTTTCAGCTTTGATACGGCACGATTGCACAACTCTGACTGACTTAACGTATCATAGGTGTAAGTCTGGACAATATGACCGGTTCCATTTCCTTTTTCGGAAAGATACCGGCTCCATTTGGCCACTGCGCTCCGGGAATAAATCGTACTGCCGGACAGATATATATCGCCGTCATCATACTTATACCCTTTCAGATTGATCGGCGTTTCACTGTCTTCCGGATATCCGCCGGTAACGGAAAGTGCCGTAGCCAGATCTTCTACTGAACTTTTTACAATGATATTTTTCACTTCCCGGTTGATCCGAAGTTCTCGCCCCTGATCTACGCCGCGCTTCTTATGCAGGTTGATATATTTGTGCTTGATTTTCAACCGGTCGATTTCAAAAGTATAGGAAACTTCCGCGTCAAACTGCGTGGCAACGCTCAAAATACGCTCAGAAGCGGTGGTCTCACCCTCCCAGGACAGTTTCCGGTTATAATTGCTGACCTCATTGATTCCAATTTCAAAGCCGGAATCGTCGCTGAATTTTTCAACATAGTAGCTCGCTGGATATGCCTTGTCTGCTTTGTATTCGCCAACTGTCTCGTTCAGGAGATCCATACCGGCATCCTCGGCATAGATTTCTACTTCCTGTTTGAAAATATTTTCTTCGCTGGTAATGATCGTATAAAATTCCTGCTCATCGCCATTCTTCCGAAGAATATAATTGCCAACAGAACCATACTGTTTCGCATCATTCCGCGTGCTCGCCGTGTAATTCAGCGTAAATTCTAGTGTAGCAACACCTGCTTCCACCTCTTCTGTTTTCAGATCATCAGAAATGTACAATCCCTTCGGTAGCTCTGTGCTTGCCTGCCCAAGGACATTCATATGTCGGTCCGCAAAATATAAAATCATAGAAACACCTCCCTGTATTTCATTGTGTATGTTGGCTGTGTTGCCCAGTCCGATGCAATGCATTGGATCTGATTCATTCCAGGCTGCAGGCAAAAGTTCTCCCAATCGTTGCCCAACGCACCAAGATCCTGTCTCGGAAGTCCCTGTAACATGACCTCTCCATTGCTACAGTCAGCTGTCAAAACCTGATTTACCGAAAATTTATTCGGAATATCACGCCATTTTTCTACATTGTCAATTCTCACGAAGATGCCGCGGAAATAATTTCTGGTGACAAGCTGATTTCCTGTATTTCGACTTCCCCACTGTCCCAAATACAATTTCACTGTTGCCACTTTCACATCTTTTAATTCTGGAACTGTAAATTCCGGATAACTGCCCTTCCAGAAAAAACGTATTTTCTCTCCATGTTTCATCATGTCGCTTGCGCCATACGTTTGGCTGTATGGGTTTGCATCTTTTCGATGGCAAGGTTCAAAAGTATATGTTTTGACGATACGCGGGTTGTTTCCACCTACCCACATATTCATGTGCGCTGTGTTTCCGATCGTATCGGTTTTGTATATCTCCTGGCAGCAGATCATTTTTCCGTTCGCATCGCAGAAAGCAATCGCCTGGCAGCCCGTCTGCCCCATAAGACCAGTTTCAAACCAGCTGTTCATGTAACAATAGAGGTGCGTCGCTCCCTTTGCTCCATTGGAATCTACCACATCAATAGATTTCATAGCTCCATTCCAGCCGTTTGTGTTTGGACTTACATATCCACTGCTGGCCAGATACAGACCTTTGATGCTGTCTACGCTCATGACACCCAGCTTTCCAGCCGTCTTGCTGTTACTGTATAAGAAGTTGCTCCCTGTATCATCTTTCCACGCCGCATCCTGTGACCAGACATATTGGTCAGCATAGCTTGTTATCAGTTCGCTTTTTTTGTATGTTTCTCCGTTCAACTCATCCGGATCACCGAACTGAAGAATTTTCTTGGAGTCATTTACAAAACCTACTACTCCATTTTCACTGTGCATTACTGCCTGAAGCTTTGGAAAGGCCCGATAAGTGCCGTTGTACGACACAATGAACGTTTTTCCGTCATCCGCAGTCGGATTCACCGTAAATTCTTCCACCGAATACTTGAATGGATCCGCGCAGTAAAATTCCAGCTCCGCAGTGATCGCATTTCTTCCCGCCGGCACTTCACTCGTTCCCTGCTTTGTTCCGATATAATATTTGTCCGGTTCATCTGCAAAAATAAGGGTTGCCTGTTCTGCATCCAGAAGAGCATTCAGTTTGTTGTAAGCACTGCGAAAAGCTGCATTATCTTCGGCTACCAGCTGATATCCCACCACAATAGTCCTTGGCTGATAACGCTTTCGTCGATACTTTGTACCGTCAGACACGCCTGTTTCCAGATCTGTAATCTCCGTACCCAAAATTTCCCGGCCGGACACATAAAGTGTCCGATAGCCGGGAACTACGTTCTCAAGATAACTTCCATTAAACATGAGAGCCTCCGAAGGCAGGTTCTGCCCTGGGTATCGCTCTGTTGTATCTACAAAGTTATACATTCATTCTCCTGCCTTTCTTTCGGTTCTCCCTTGTCTCCTGTTTCTCAATTTCTTCTCGTGTATACGTTGCGGTCGCTTTTCCGATTTCTCTTCCGTCCAGATTAACGGGTACATAGATGGTATATTTTCCATTACTGCTGTACTGGTAGCTGTCGTTCAGGTCTTCAGATCCTGTCCGAAGGCTCATTCCGATTTCCGGCGCAGGTGTAAGCTCCGGAACCTGTATCAATTCCATGGCGGCCTGCCTCGCCTCCTGCACATGATCAATAATACCGTTGACCCAGCCGATACCGAAATAATTGCCGAGTTTATCTGTCACCCGTGATGGGCTGTGGATCTGTGCTCTCGCCCGGATCGCCGCCTCTGCAGCCGCCGCAAGCTGTGCCGCCACTGCTCTTACATGTCCAACCTGGCTTGCCATACCATTTGCAAGTCCCATTCCGATGTATGCGCCGCTGTTATAGGCACCGCCTGCCGATGATCGCATGGTAATTACAATCGAATTTGACATTGTTCCGGCCGTAGAGACCGCCTTTGACATTCCTGCTGAAACGCCATTGTTGAAATTATTTCCAACCGCTTTTCCAGAAGTTTTTGCCTTGCTTTCTCCCTGAGAAAACTGCTTAATTAATGCACTGATAGCGTTTTTTGCTTTGTTCCCCAATGCATCCAATCCGGAATTTACAACATTGACGCTCGATTTCATGCTCGTGAGCGATTTTTCTGCGCTCTTTGCATTTCCAGCAATTGACTTCATGCTGGAATTTACTGATTTCAGAGCAACTACCATAAGACCGGTTCCTGCGGCTCCGGCCACCATTGCCGCTGCAAATACGCCAACTGTTACAGCTGCCGCGCCAGAAGATCCTGCCAAAATCACAAAAACCGCACTGGCCGCAGTACCTGATCCAAGTAATGCCGCCAATCCGGCTGCACTGACCTTTGCACCAGCCGCTACAAGTGGAAATGCTGCTCCCATAATTGTCAAACCTGCACCTGCCATCACAAGCGAAGCTCCAAGCACCGCTGCTCCGGCAGCCAATGCAATTACTCCTGCGGCTGCAGCCAGTGCAGTTACGCCGACCAACGCAAGACCAACTCCGAGCACGGTTGCGCCAACTCCTCCAACAGCAGCTCCGGTGCCAAAAACAATCATGCTTGTGCCAAGCTGAGCAATAGCTACCGCTCCCTGGCTTCCATATTGTACAATTGAAGGAAGAACAGCGGACACAACCGCCAATGCCGCGCTGGCAATCAACGCACCTGTTGCTACCAAAACAATAGCGGCTCCAAATGCAATAAAGCCAACTGCTCCCGCTGTTAGTGCTGGTCCAAGAGCAGCCGCTCCAACTGCCAACAAAGCGATTGCCGCAACCATGCCAACCATACATCCAATAGCCAGCGGACCGGCATTTGCAAGATTAATAGCCGCCAAGGATAACAAACTGATTCCGACTGCTGCAATTAATACCGCAGCGCCAAACGCAACAAATCCAACCGCTCCGGCCGAAAGCGTTGGTGCTACATTTTTCGCTACCAACATCAAACCGCCAAGTGCAACCACCATTCCAGCCATCACTCCAATAGCCAGTGGACCGGCATTCGCCAACTGAATCGAAGAATATGCCAAAAGTGCCAAACCTGCGCTAATCATTAGCACAGCCGCTCCCAACGCCAGAAGCGCCGGTGCCATCGCTGTTAATTTCTTTGAACCGCCGGACATAGATGAAAACATTTTCGTCATACCAACTGCGAGCCCTACTACCACGCCAATCAAACCGGCAAAAACAGCTATTGCCCCCGGACCAGCATTGGCTACTGCAATTGCCGACTGTGCAAGCAAGTAGAATCCTGCGCTGATCGCCAGCACTCCAACGCCCATCATCATAAAAGCCTTGGCAGACGCTACCATTTTCTTCGCACTACCGCCGCTGGATTTTCCAACCGCCTCCTGGCCTTTTGAAACACCAAATAGCCCTGGTGCGATTTTCCCGAGTCCAGCCTTTGCCAGCCCTCCAACAGCTCCTGTAAATGCGCCAACAAACGGTGCTATAGCCTTAACGATTTTAAAGCCTTTATATGCAATCAAGAGTTTCGGAAGTGCCACCGCTACTTTTGCAATCGCGTCCGAATGTTTTTCCAAAAATCCCGAAACTGCTACAATTACATCTTTGACCTCTCCCAAAGTGGTAGAGAAATTTTCAATACTTTCTGTGCTACCAAAAGGACCTGAAAGCTTCTTGATATCTCCTATGATCGCCCCAGCCGCATCGCCCAGTGCCGTTCCCGCTTCCAATGCGTCCGTTTTGAAAATATCCCAATATGGTTTTGCTTTCTCAACCATTGATTCTATTTTATCGACAGCCTTTTCGATCCATTTTCCGCTGGCAAGCTTTTCATCAATTTTTCCAACCGTCTCAGTTGCGATGCCAACCAAACCTCTCATTTTTCCGCCAACCTGGTTGAATGCAGTAATTCCAAGTCCTTCCATAGCAGACTGCAGTTTCACGACATCGTGCTGAAGATTATCCATTTTGATCTCTGCCATTTCTTTGGCTGCACCGTCACTGTTATAAATGGCATTGGTTAACTTGTCAAAATCCTCTGGTGCCGCACTCACGATTGAAAGCAGACCTGACATACCCTCTTTTCCAGCTAACGTAGCAGCGTATTTGGCCTTTAACGCTCCCTCTGCTCCATAAGCCTTTTCCGTTAAATCTGCTAATGCTTCATTATACTTCTTTTCTGTCAGCTCTCCATTGGCATACTTTTCGTCAAGTTTTGCAAGGTTCTCTTGGAACTGATCCATTGGCATTTTGCATTGTCCAAATGCACCGCGCAGATCGGTTACAATGTCCATCAGAGACTTCATCGAGCCATCACCATTCTGCAACGATATGCCCAAATAATCCATTGCGTCACTGATATCATCTGTTGGCTTTGCAAGATTCGTCAGAATAGTTCGAAGGCTACTTCCGGCCATGCTGCTTTTCAATCCTGATGAAGCCATGAGACCGAGAGCGATGGCTGTATCTTCTACACTATAGCCTAACGATCCAGCTACCGGAGCCGCATATTTAAATGATTCACCCAACATGGCAACATTTGTATTGGAATTGGCCGAAGCCGCTGCAAGAACGTCAGCAAAATGTGAAGCGTTAGAAACTTCTTTCGTAAAACCATCTTTAATAATTTTGGTTGTGCCATCTGCTGATAAGCCGAACGCTGTCATCGCATCTGTTACAATGTCAGAAACGCCTGCCAAATCTTCTCCCGACGCTGCGGCTAGATCCATTACACCTTCGATTCCATTTAACATATCCTCAGTTTTCCAGCCGGCCATTGCCATATACTCCATCGCAGAAGCTGTCTCGCTTGCGGTGTACTGCGTGGATTTTCCAAGCTGTTTTGCCTTTTCAGACAGTCTATCAAAGTCGGATCCTGTAGCTCCGGAAATAGCTGCTACAGACGACATAGCATTCTCAAAATTCGCGCCAGCGTTTATTGCACCAGCAGTCAAGCTTTTCAGTCCGCTTCCGATTGCCGAGACTGCCTTGGATCCAATCGCCGCCATAGCACCAAATCCAATTCCACTTGTAAGCGTATTTTTCAGATTATCAGCATAACTGCTACATGATTTCATCATTGACGAGAAGTTTTTATCTTCCGCGCACAAAACCGCTTTTACGCTATAAGATTCTGCCATCTGTTCGCCCTCCTTTCTTTAACAACTTGGATATTCCAACAAAACGCGGATCGCTCTTCTTACGTTTCTTTTCCTTCACATTTTTTAATTCTTTTTCATAGTCGAAGAAATTTCGGAATCTTTTGTATACTGGCACTGTTTTCTTCCCAGATTTTTTCTGCGCCTGGGCAGCAAAATTCAGAAAGGCTTGCCGATGTGCCCTGTATTCGTCGTCTACTATCCGATATCTCAGCGCTTCCATCATAATTTCGTACTGTGCTATCGTCAGACGATCAACCTGCTCAAACGATGTGAATCCCAAATACCGGAAGCAGCTGATTGCAGCTTCCCGGTATTGTTCTTCGAAGCTCGCCTCTTCATGAGTTATATCGCCTACTTCTTCGCTTTTTCTTCCTCGATCGTCTTCTCGAGATTCTGGACGCATTTCTTCGTAGCATTTGCACTCTTTAAGAAACCCATCGTATCTTCGAAGAGCTGATTGATATCGGTATCCGGATCATCAATATATTCATCCAGAATTTCTGTAGTTGCTCTCGGATTCTGCCCTTTATTCGCTACGAGTAACAGATCCTCAAGAGACTCTACATCTCCGTCCATGATCCCTGCCACAGCGTATCTCAGGCCAATATTCTTCTTAGCATCTTTTACTCCGTCTACCGGCATAGTTACTTTTTTATTCATTTCTCTCATGAATCCCATGCCAAAATTAAACTGATACACCTGTCCATTGATTGTAAGTTCCATATCATTTTTCTCCTTTACTGTTCAAAAAAGAGGACGATTGCTCGCCCTCTGCATTTTTACGCTCCTGTTTTAGTTGTATCTGTAAATACGTATGCCGCTACTTCCTGCTGTGCGGCTGTCACTGTCACATCGCCTTTCTCGCCGGTTCCGTTTACGCCAAAGGTAAGGGATACTTCTACCATATCCTCGGCATTCGAAGTCTTTTCCAGCTCCGTTACGTAACCCTGGAAATATTTTCCCTTGAATTTATTGCTTCCGCTGGATGCTGGTTCATCCAGATTTGCTTCCCAGATCTCGACCAGTTCATCATTGATCATGGCATCTTCAAGAGAGTCGATCAGTGTGTCGCCCTTGGCAAGAATACTGGTTGCCGTAATCTCAACCTCGGCTGCTCCCGGGGTTCGAATCGTGCCGTCCTTGGTCTCTGTGGTATCTGCATCCTTGCTTGTCGTTCTTCCGTTTTCTGTCGTAAAGGCTAATGCTGTAGCTGCATTTTTAGCCGCGTCTTTTTTAAGGCGGTACAGATAAACGATCTTTTTACCACGTACCGCATCTGCGAATAACTGTAAATCAATTGTTTTTCTCATGCTGTTCTCCTAACTGAATAAAAAAGTCACTTCCACGATGCCGTGAAGGAGTGGCTGGTTGGTAGTTGTGTCCGGCAATATTCTCTGATTCAAGTCCTGCACGGACCAGGAGAAGCTGCCGGTATGTTCCAGTTGTCTGCAAATCTGCTTGATCTGCAGAATCATCTGTGAAACTGTGCCTCGCTGCCGCGGATTGTCGTGCCAGACGTGGATTGTCTGGCTTACAATGCCGAACACGGCTGTTTTATTGGCTCTGTCATTCAAATCACTGTCTGCCAGATAGACAAACGGATATGGTGTGCCTTCCGACGGTAAAAACGTGTCATACACACTGCCTGGATACTGTTTTTTCAATTCCAGAAGCAATGCACTGAATAATTCCTGCTGTGGATCCATCGTGTCACCTCGTAAGCTTTTTCAGATCAGATTTGAATTTCTCTTTCTGTGCTGTATAGGAAGGGCGCATATACGGCTGTGCGTTCATATATCGGGTTCCATACTCCACGTATGCCGCATACTCTGCTGTAGGCTCCACTTCCGCTGTAAGACCGCTATCCCGGATCTCAAGTCCAATGCTTCGTTTCAAGTTACCAGTATCCACCGGTACCTTTCTCTGCGCCGACTCCTGCAGGGCTGCCCCATTACTTTTCACAATCCGCTTAACATCGTTCATTTGCACATTTTTCTTCAATTTGACCTGCAGCTTCTCCATTCCTTCCAGCTTGATTTTCGGCATCAAACCACCTCCGATAAAATAAAAGTCTGTTTCACACGTAATTTCCGCGTATAGTCCACTTTGTAGGTCGTGTTTCCAATCCGGATCCTGTCAAACGGCTTCTGATAATGGTTCTGGAGCTGCACTGTCACGCTGCCCTGACGGATCCCGCCGTATACGATCCGCATGATTTCCGCCCGCGTATCCATCACAGATGCCATTTTCCGCACCTCTGTTACCTGATCGTCGGCATAGTTTCCAGTCGTTGGATCATACTCACCCGGCAGGACTCGCCGGAAGAAAATTGGCGTATCGTATCTCACAGAAACTTCACCTTTCCCTTCCTTGCCTCCCGCTGGCTGTCCAGATAAGACTGAATATCATCCATGTACTCGGCAAAATCATTTTCAGACCAGGAAAGGCTCTCGCCCTCAACACTGTGAGAGGAGAGCCCTTCTGATCCGATTCGGTTGAATCGAATGACTGAAACATCCAATATGATGTATTCCATTTCTTCCGGCGGCTCCAGACCGCCAAGAAGAAATTTCAACCGCTGTTTCGTGGCATTCAGAATCAGCTGTAGCTGCTGTTCTGTCTTTTTATCTGTGTCTTCCAGTCCAAGAAGCAGTTTCAGATCTTCGAGCATCGACTGCCTCCTACTTCTCTGGTTCTTTTACCAGTTCGATCACCGGGGTTCCACGCAGGTTTTTATCCGAAGCAAGCTCTTCCAGACGCTCTTTCGAGACCTTGATTCCCTCGCGCGGGAAAACATCACCCTCTCGGTACTCATGGTCATCGTCATGAAGATCCGTAAAGTATTCAATCACCCTGTACATAGGTTCCTCCTTCTCAGCTCTTCACAGCTACTGTTACATCGCCGGAACGGACTGCTTTATAGTTCTGATCACACTCAACCAGCGTGATGTGATGGGTTGCTGTAGATGCGATTTCGGATTCTCCATCCCATTTGCTCCAGTTTTTCACGTCATCGCCGTATTTCACGGTAGTCGCGGATGCCGCATCTTTGTACTTCCAGCAGTTTTTCATAGACATCAGCTGCTCTTTTACGGAGATCTTTGTTTTTCCTGTTTCAGATCCTTCTGCCGCCGTTACGGTCAGTTTTCCAAGAGTCTGTGTATCCGCTCCACCAACGGAGATGTAGGCGATGGCATCCAGGTACTCACAGAATAAGCGCAGACCCATAATAGCGTACAGATCCGAAATTGCTCTCTCGTAGGTACCCTGTGCATGGAAACCGATAAAATGAGTAGTCGGGTCCGTTGTATAGCTGAGGCCAGCTTTTACGAACTCAGAGTCGCCCGGATCGATGTAATATCCGATGATGTTGTTGAGTGGAGTAGCAATGACGACGTTTTCCGGGATTTCAGAGCTTACGAAGACAACATCAGCGCCAAGGAATTTCTTCATGTACTCAAAGCCGAACGCTGTCTGCAGGGAGATATCCGCGGCACCGACATATTTATACACATCCAGTGTATTTACCCATACTGCTACGCCGGTAGCCGTTCTTCTCATCTTTTTGAACTTATCTTTAACCTTTCCGATTGCCATAGCAACCGCCATCTGCCAAGTGCTTTCATGGTCAGTCAGAGAACCTGCTTTCAGCTGTGCGTACAGCTTATCCATGACAACGTTCTGCAGATCGGTTTTGAACTCTTCGTCGGTATCCTGTACTGCGGCATCATATCCCTTTTCCGCGATTGCCTCCAGGGTTACTCCCTTACGATACTTGCTGATTTTAATAGTATCAAACGGAATTTCTTCCACAGCGTACTGGGAGTACGGGATCTCTTCGCCCTCTGCGACCTCACCGGACTGCAGGTTTCCTGTCACCTTTTTTGTCTTTAAAACGGTGTTGTTATCTTTCTTGATCATTCGGATAATGCCCAGGACGTCAAGCAGTGCCTGAATGTTTTTGCCGAAAGATGTTACGAAATCAATCTCACGGGCTTTTACCTGGATCTGTGCCTGACCTGTCATGTTATCCGGTGCCGCAAATACCTGCAGCCCTAATTTTCCAATTCTATGCATGCTGTTTTCCTCCTACTGAAATAATGCAATATTTTCCGCAATCAGCCGCTGCCGTTCAATTGGGTTGCTGACTGCAAGAATCTGTTCTTTTGTCACAGCACCTTTTCCGCCGGATCCGCCCTTTGGGGCATTTCCTTTCAGGGCATCTTTTACGGCAGCCTGTACTGCATCCTTGTACATCTTTGTGAAAGCTTCGACTGCCGTCTTGGTATCCTCAGCGCTTTCCGATACCAGATGTGCCAGAAGTTCATCCGGGATGTTGATTTCTTCATCTGCCAGCATCTTTCTGGCCGTCTTTGACATTTCCGAGAGCGAATTCTGCCGTTTCAGATCTGCCAGTTCCTTTTCCAACTTCCGGTTTTTATACTCCGCTTTCTCTTCCTTTGTCATCTTCGCCAGCTTTTCCGCCTCTGAAAGCTTATCATCAGTCAGTGCCTGCCACTTTTCCTGCGCTTTGGTCACTGCTGTATTTACCGCTTTCTGCACTCTGCGGTCGAACTCCGCGCGATTCTCTGCCTGCCCCAGAAAATCATCAAACGACATCTCATTGCCGCTATCTCCAGAACCTGCTCCAGCTCCGTCCTCGTTTCCGTCTCCGGCTCCGCTGCCGTCTCCTTCGCCGTCTGCAAATACCTGCAGGTTGATCATCGGGATTCTCCAATGATAATGGTTGTTTTTGCGCTTCATTATTTTTCTGTCCTTTCTGCCCCGTCCCGTTCTGTAATAGCCCCGTGCCGTTGCTCCGGAATCATAGTTTAACGACATTTCGGTCACATCGGTTACACGATCCGGACATGCTCCGGAAATTCATCGACCATCAGACAGATGCCGACAAAAAAGGAATCCACCAGAGTTCTTGCTCTCTCTGATAGATTCCCATACTGTATATCAACCCATCCGGGCGATACTTCGTATTCTATTTCATCCCCTGTCAGATCCTCAATCGAGTGGATCAGCGTCCGCACAATGCTGGAAACGCCCGCGCAGACAATATCCTGCCCATGTGGTGCGTACATTGCATGACCGGACACAGTCAATCGGTCTTTTCTTACCGTTACATCAATCAACAGTCATCACATCCTTTCATTCCGGCTGTTCCCTGCCGGTGGGAGATGTATGGATCACCGCTTTTCTACTCTGCTGTGTAATCTTCAATGACCGGAATACCGTACTCAATAGCACATGTATTTTCGATCTTGCACCCTCTGGCATCCTGCCAGCCTTTCGCAAAGTAGGCAATGTCAGCACCAGCCAGAAGTTCCAGGGATTTTCCAAGGAACCAGAGTGGCTTTGCATCCACCGGAGCTTCCTGGAAGAAAGAATCAATAACCTCTACTTGCTCTCCAATCACGTCTTCTGCACTCTTGATTGCTTTCTTACGTTCTGCAAGGATATCTTCATCAGACTTTCCTTTCATTGGCTGTGAAATAAACAATTTCTTCATGATTAATCCTCCTAATCTGCAAACACCCAATCATCTGCAAGCATATCTGCCTGACTTGCGAGCCATCCCATCTGTACTCCTGATGTTCCGACAAATGCGATAGCCATGTTTCCGATAGCATCATGCTCGCAATTCACGATCTCCCCATCCGGCGTCTTATAAGAAATCCCAGTGGCGAGCTGAATGTACTGCTTTTTGCCGTTCCATCCTTTACGAGCCACCTTAAGTCCTCTTTTCAGATAACGGATAGCATCTCCAAAGCAAAATGTTGACTGACCGCCAAGAACACCACAATTCTTTTCATCAGCAATCATCCAATCATCCCTCTGTGTGTGCATGAAAGTATATTCCACCCTCTGTGTTTCACGGATATCAAGAACTTCTCCCTGTCCTTTGTCGGAATCTTTTGATCTGCAATGAATCATAATTGTCTGCTTATCAATGTCCCAACACCAGTAACCATTCCAACCAGGAAGTTTCACCTTTTCTCCATGTTTCATTGCTTCAAATGCTTCTTTGAAATTCATGATTTACTACCTCCTATTCTTCTGTATGACATGTATTTGTTATTTTACCATATACATCCTCATAAAGTTCCTGCTTGTCACCGTTGTAGGTGTATTCGGCATAGATACCATCTCCGCTGATAGTGGTTGATGCAAGGCACTTATAATTCTGAAGTGTTTTGCATGACCATACCACGAATACATTTCCAAGGTCGATCTGAACTTCCGGTCTGTTCTTGTGGTACCATTCAACGAGTTTCTTCTGTGCTACACTCTCGAAATGTGCCATTCCTGTGATAATCATATTTCACCTTGTCCTTTCTTAAAAATGTGTATAAAAATACCACCGGCCTCTCGACTGGTGGTAACTATGAAATAATTGCGCCAAGTAATGCAGACAAGATCACGTTGAATGTTTCGGCACAATATTCTTTTGCTTTCTGCATACGGCTGTTTTCTTCCAGGAACTGTACGCCCTCAAACGTAATCTCAAATGGTCTGTCTGTTTGGGGCATTGGCGCGTCTTTTGTTTTGTCAATGACTGCAAACCCTGTAATATATCCCTTCCTTACAAGTGTTACAATGATCTTGCACCAATAGCTTTGCGGAATATCAAATAATTTTGAATTCCAGGCAAACTGTTCGAGTTCCGGTTCTACGCCGAGTTTCATGCATTCGTACAGATATCTCAGTATTTTATACATGATTACTTCCATGTCATTCTTTGCCATTATCGTTTTTGCTCCTTAAACAGTTTTATACGAACGGGACCATCTCTTTTACGTCCTTCAACGTCCTTTTTGCCTTTTCAAGCAACGAATTTTCGAACAGATAGGAAATACCTTTCGGCGTGATAATGGTATCGGGCAGATCGCCTAAAAGAACGCCATCTTTCGTATGATTGACGGCAATACCTTTTACATACCCTTCTGTAATCAAGCTTAAAATGATATACTGCCAATAATTTTCGGGAATATTATAGGCTGATGCCGTAAGGTAACACGCTTCTGGTTTTTCACCCTTTTTCAAACATTCATACAGATATTTCAGTACCTGATATACGATCACAAAGTAATCATTCTGAGCCATTTGCACCGTCTCCTTATCATCAGTTGATAATTAACTGATTCTTGCAAGAATCACAGTAAAAAGTATTGGTTTTTTCACGGTCGCCAACAGGAATCATGATTCCTGTTTTACATTTTTTGCACAAAACTTTTTCGCCTTTCCTCAAGAGCTTTACTCTCTCATGAGGCGGAATATTCAGAGTATTCGTCATAAACAATCACTCCCATTTCAGATTCGGATATTTATCATTTATATGATTAATTATATCCTGGAGCACTTTCTCTGTCAATTCAATGTTTTGATGCCTGTACTCGTTCACATAGCATTGCAGTTCTTGACTTTTGGTATTTGGCTTGTTGATTTTGGCATGCGTGGCCTCGTGAATCACCGTAATAGCCGTTTCACGAACCGTTTTGGTATTATCAGCATAAATGTTGATTTCTCCATCTTCGAAAAGTCCGTCCAGTCCTTCATCAACATCAACTCCGTACCATACCTTTATTTGAATATCATTTTCCTGAAGATATTCCAACATTTCCGTTCCGATGCTGGACTTTTTCATTTCTTTCATGATATTTCGAGGTTTGATAACGTCTCGCCCCTTTGATCTGCCATCCAATGTTTGGAATATTCCTTCGTTGTCTTTATATCTTGCCTTTCTGTTTTTCGATGCTTCCCGTTCTTCTGTGGTACCACCCTGTTCCAGAAAGTCCAACCATTTCTCATATTCTGCACTGTCTTCATAGGCTGCCGTGGAGCAGTGACACCGCGGATGCATCGGCGGCGCGTTCGTCCCCGGCATCATATCCTGCACTTTGAAATGCTTACCATCCAACGCCTGGCACCGCTCGCAGACATCTGCATTCCCGCAGGCAACGTATGTATATTCTTCGAATCCATTTCGAATATAGGACTGCTTCTGCGCTTCTGTCTGGACTCTGGCAAGCTCCGTGACCATGAGCCGCTCTGCATCCTCCCGGCTTGCACCGAAGCGTTTCTGCAGGTGCACCGCAAGCTCCCGCGGGTTCTTGCCCTGGATTAGCCCTGTTTTCAGCAGCTTGTCCAGCTCTGCTTTCAGCATATCCTGATACATCCAGATTCGATCGGAATAAGTGGCGTTATGGAATGACGCATCGACAATTGCCCGCGCCATTTTTCCATTTTCCTGCACGGAATTGCCAAGAATACCCGCCTGCCTGCGAAATTCTTCTATTGTCTGCTGTGTCAGCGTCTTGTCAAAATATTTCTGCAGTTCATCGAAACCGGATACCATTTCCAGCCCGATATTGGCTTTCAGCAGTTCCAGACGGTTGATCTTCATGGTTGCATTGTACAGCCGCATCTCTTCATTCGCCTGGTCGGAAAAATCTTTTTCTTTGACGTATTTCGCCGCTTTCCTGCCATACTCTTCGATATCGAGCTTGGAAACCCTTCTCTTTGCTTCTGCCAGCGAAATCTTCTCAGCATTGGCGTATTTTGCGTAAAATCCATCGATTTCCTTCTGAATCTGATCCGCCATATACGCATAGGTCTTCCGGATCTCTTCTGCATAGGTCTGCTCAGACATCTTATTCTTCTTGGCATGTTCCGTCTCACGTTTCTGCCAGTATTCCTTACTCGTCATCCTGTCCACCGCCGCCAAACATCTGCTTCATCACTGGATCCGCTCTCACCTTGTTCTGATCGGTATCAATTTTCTTGATTTCATCCTGTACATTGTCCACAATAGACAGCACCCCGAGCTGTGTTTCCTGGCTGACCACACCTTCCAGATTCTTCGCGATCTCTGCCTCTTCCTGCAGGTTTGCCGGGAAATTTGGTGTAAAATGTGGATGGATCTTCACCCAGTCATCTTTTTTCATTCCTGAGACCGGATTTGAGAAAATCAGACGATACCTCCGGTTCATTCCGCTGGTAAATTTCCGCTCTTTCGTTTTTTCCAAGTTACTCATTGCCTGCAGCTTATATTTCATGGCGATGCCGGAACTGGTGCCAAAATTCTCATCCGAGATATTGGCCACCATGCTGATATGGAAAATGAGCTTTTCCAGACGATCGATCAGATGCTCCTGCGTGGTATCACCATCCGGTTTCTGAAGAAATTCGACAATCAACCGTTCGGTGTCCCCGTCGAAATTAATGATTCTGTCATCCCGGATATGCGCCACATCGTCTTCTTCCAGCTTGGAACCAAGAACCTTGAGATAGGCATCCGCGAAATAGTCAACATCATTGGCTTTCTCGCTGATCGCCTTGTTGTATGCATTAATCATCGTAAGGACCGGCTCGAAGATTCCCATACGCTCCTTGTTTTCTACGTACTCCGATGCCGGAACGCCGTCGAAGCCGTGTATCTTCTCGTCTGCATCCCAGAGTAATTTTCCTTTGATTGTAAACCAGCGGACCTTCGTCTCGTCCGATACGCTTCCATGAAGGATCTGATTCGAATCGTAATACAGCCGCACGAAATATCGTTCCCTTTCCAGCACGGAATCGTCGTAGATCATGAATGCATCCAGCGGGCTCAGATAGGTGATACCGATATTTCCGTTCTCATCTACGTAATACATTTCATAGCCTTTGCCGAAGATACTGCAGATCTTGGACAGTTCGGCATTGTTATCGTCCTGATCATTATACTGATCCAGAAAATCAACATATTTCTCAACCGCTTCGTTTCCATCGTCTACCTGCAGTTTGATCGGATGCCCGATGAAGAAGCCGTTCATCGTATCCACGATGTATTTCGCAAAGTTGACCATGATCCGGTTGTCCGGCTTCCACTTGGGCTTTAACGGCTCATGCAGGATCGGGTAATCCGTCTCGTAGGCCTCCTGCAGCATGCTGTATCTAAATGCGCACTCTCCGGAATGCCGCATGATAAATTCGTTCAATTTGGCATCTGTCAGCGTCTCTTCCGACGGTAGCCTATACAAATTCGTTCGCACTTCTATATCCCTCCTTTCACCTTTCTGTTCAGCCGTGGTTTCGCCTTGCGTTCTTCCTCAATGGAGTATCGAAGCATCGCCATGGCATCATCAAAAAATGGAACTGGCTCTTCGAGATAAGTGTTGGTACGCTCATCCTTCTTCCACTTCCATTGCTGAATTTCTTTTATTGTATTGACGCAGGACGGGTAAATATGGATTCTGTGCTGTTTCAGGTAATCTATCTGGGCATGCACGCTGTTCGGCTCCTTCTGCACGCCTTTTGCGCGGTATCCCGCCTTCTGCCACATCTTGATACGGTCCGGCTCCGCAGAATCGCACCACATGCGCAGGCGCTTGTTGAACTGCCCCTCCGCCAGCCGGATGATCTCGTCCGTGTCCATCTCATACACGTACAGTTCCCGGCATAGATACAACTCACCATCCTTAAAGCCAACCTCACCGATGCAATTGGCGTGATTGAATCCGAAATCCTGTGCATTGACCATGTAATCGAATCGTTCCGGTGAACAGTCAAATTCTTCGACAACATAGTTTTTGAGGATCAGTCCGGCGACCTCGCCCCATTCCCCCAGGCCATATACCCGATACCCCTCTGGATCCACTTCCTTACGCCGCATCATACGTCTTCGGTAGGCATCATCGATAAAGCGGTTCTGCTCGTAGGTTGACTGATGTGTCAGAACATCCGGATCTGACCGGTCAAAAAACACACGCTTAATCCAGTGGTACGCCGATACCGGGTTGAACGTCATCCGTATCTGATAGAACTGTCCATCCGGCAGTTCACCACGGAGACGGTCATCAATGATCTCGAAGTCCGCCTGCGTAATTTCCGTGGCTTCTTCAATCCACACATCGGTCAACTTTCCACGCTTGAAAGTAATGGATTTCAGCTTTTCACGCTGTTTCTCATCATTGACTCCACGGAAAATGATCTGATTCCTGTTGATCTTACACTCCATAATCATGTTGGAGCTGTTGATGTGCCAATATCTCTTATACTGCTCCCCAAACATACGAAAAATAGCACCCTGCAATTCTGCAAAAGTGCTATCCCTGTTTGTCACGTCCGCCTTTCGAACGCATAGAAGATTTCTTCCCGGATCCTGCATCAGCCGCAGGATATAATTCTGCGCCGTATCAACGCTCTTCCCCGATCCGGCAGAGCCTTTCATAACAATATACCGTTTTCGGTTGCGGTCAACTTCTTTGAAGCCTGGGTTCATCTGGACGTTTATGTTCATCCGGAATCGTCCTCTCCGTAATTAATTGTGATGTTGAGATCCATATCTGTATCCAGCTCAACTTTATCCTTGAACATACCAAGGTGTTTTCCAAGAAGCTCCAGTGCTCTCATCTTATCATTTAATCGGACTTCCCTTTCAACTGACGATCCTTTTTCACCATCCATAGTTTTAACTTTTACTGACTGAATACATGCCAAATCATCTTCTGTGGCATCTGCTCGAATAGAAGCATCTTCAGAATTGATTACTTTTTGCGGATTCACAAAAGCTATTCGCGCCAGTTCTTGGATTACTCTGTCTTGGTTGATACCTGTCCTTTTTGACCTTTCGGCCATTGCCTGCTGAATCGCTTCTGAAACTGGAGTTTTCTGGAGTAATTCATTTCCTATTTCGCTGGCTCTTTGTGAGTTTCCTGCTTTATAGCCAGCTCTGATCGCGGCCTGCGTTGCATTCAGGTCGATCAGATACTCCTCAACAAATCTCTGCTGCTTTGCAGTCAATTTTGCCATCCTGCAACACCGCCTTTCTGTTTCTGCACGCAAAAATTCCCCGCATCTCTGCGAGGAATCCTTATAAGAGTAACAAATCGGAGAATCTCCATCCACTGGAGAGTTGGAACGGCAGGATTCGAACCTGCGCCTCGTGCCGGCGTCTCTGCGCTCTCCTTGAGCTACGTTCCAATAGGCGCAGGGTACCAATCTGCACCGTGCATCATTCGGGCTTTTTCCACGGGCTGATGCCTGCCAAATCAACGGCCAGGCTGTGACGCCTGGTCGCCGATCAAAATACATTCACAAGGAGGTAAAGAAAAGATGAAACCCTTCCTGCCGTTCTTCCATGATACACTATAACATTTTGAATCGGGACATATGGGACAAACGGGACAAACTTTCATTTTTCCTCAAAAAATCTGTGATATTCTTTCTTTACGCTCTCCTCCGTGGCTTTCCGTCCCAATTTACTTGCCACCTGGCTCCAGCTCATCTCCTCGAAGACTCTGTACTTGATGATCCGCTGCATCCTCTGCGGAATGTGGTTCATCCACTGCTCCACGTCTACTTTCAGCCGCTGCGCCTGCTCCCGGCGCTCTTCCAGAATCTTCTCCTCATGCCGCAGGCGGGCATCCTCCTCATAGGTGAACGCCGTACCGGCAATTTTAAAGTGCTGCGGATTGTACGGAAAATCGGGATTGCTCCCGGACACGTTCGTCTGCACGATGGTCTGCCGCTTCTTTTTCAGCCGTCTAATGTCCTTTTCCGTCTCTTTGATCAGCTCGCATGCGTCTATGTACTGCTCCAGAACCTTTTTCTCCACTGGTATCACCTCCCCACTTGTGTTCTCTTCCGGTTGTCCGGTCTCTCATTTTGATCTCGACCAATTCCAGGTGCGACACGTTCAAAACCTCCCGTACAACCTTGACCACACTCCAGATCTGTCTCGGCAGGTGGGTAGCGTTTCGAATTGCCCTGTCCGCTGTCGGATCACGATATCCTTCACCATTCATTGTTTTTCACCTCATCCAAATTCCAGCTGTCCGTCATCGACGAATTTTGTTTTTTTTAAGCTTAACTTATCCCCCTGCTGTTTTAACCGATCGACACGTGCCTGCTGTTTCAGGTTTGCCATGTAATTATCATCAACTTCCGGTGGAATTTTCAAAAAATATTCTTCCGGAAGTGACATTCCAGCTTTTTCACATAACTCTGCAATATCTCTCTTGTAAGAAATAATATGATTTCTCGTCAGATTCATATTGCAGCCATCCGGATAGAACGGATCATTGCAACCGTTTTCGTTGAAATAGTTCCAAATAGCACGTTCGCGGATTATCAGTCTGCAAAGTAATTTTAACTGCTGTTCTGGTGTATTCTCTTTCATGGTGTTACCTCCAGAAAATCCTCCAAACTCATCTGCACTGCCGGAATGTCCTCCCACTCCACACCGATATAATCCAGGACTCTTCCCCAGCCATATTTCTCGCCTGTGTTCGGGTCTGTGCAACAGCGATACATCCAAAATTCCCATTCTTTCAGGTTGCGCTCCCGGAGCTTGTCAAACCGGTGCGGCCGCTGCTCCAGATGGATTCCGAACCCGCACATGCTGCAGCCGGTTCTCTGTGCTCCCGTTGTGTAGAGTTCTCCATTCTGCCGCTTTGCTATCGCTCCATAGATTTTCGGCACGATGGATTCCAGCTGAACATATTTTTTCGGGCTCCCGTCTTTATTCCGGCCATACGGCTGCGCATGATACAGTTTCTCAAATAATTCCAGATGCTCATGATACCAGCGGTCCATATCCAGCGCCAATTGCAGAATATCCTGCCGCATGAAGATCGCAAAGGGAGCAGATCGTATCACCGTCTTGCCGTAATAATTGCAACCATGATCGATCAGCGCCTCTTCACGCTGTCCCCCTTCGCTTGCCATGATTCCAAGGTAAGGACTGCTGTTATGGTTCTTCGCCCAGTCGTCGCAAGGTTTCTCTTTTAGCCAGTAACAACACTCATTCGAAATTTTAATGTCCGGCTCAGGCTTGCCATAGTTGACACCCTCGTTCTCGTTTTCATAACCGCCGAACAGTCGTAACCATTTCTGCGGCAACTGCATGCGGCTGTTCTTGGCATAATGCCCCTGTGCACCGCATTCGCCGGTGATGATCGCATGCCGCACCGTTTTATTGTTCTCTGTCGGGTTCTGTAGCGTATTGATCCGCCCCGCGATTTTTTTGCTGATCACCGGAAATCCAAGCTCATTCAAGATCGTGACCTTGCTCTTATACGATTTCACAATTTCAAGCCCCAGTGCTCTATGTACCTTCTGGATACTCTGATCCTCAATACCTGACACCGTAATGCCTGTAACATGGATGCCGATGCTATGCAGCCAGATATACAGCGTAATGCTGTCCAATCCGCCGACGCTCACATGGCAGCTCTTATCCTGGCTTTCCATCTCCGTCCAGAACTCCCATGCTCTTCTGGCCTGACGACGAACTTTCACTTCATACGGCAGATTCTGCTTTGCCGTGAAGATTGCTCTCTGTACCTTTTTCTGTTTTTTCCATTCTTCCGTGCTTAATTCTCCCATTATTTCAAGAAGCCCGGTATACCCTTGCCCCGGCCGGAGGCTGGCTCCTTTCTTTTCGTTTTACATTTGCACTTTAGCCCCGCATCGTGGGCATAATTTCGATTTTTCTGGCTTTTCGAAAATTTCACTGTCCTTTCTCTTCATACTCAGCACATAATCTTCCCCCAGAAACTCAAGCGTATACACCCCATCCGGCGGGCATGCGTCCTGATGCTTCTCGATGAACCAGTCGAATACGGCTCTGATGGCCATATCGGTCACATCTTCCTTCTCTCCAACCCATTCATCACCCCGAAGGGTACCGTAATAGATTATTCCAGTGATCGGGCTTACGCCCATTGCCTTTTTAGCTTCTTTTTTCGTTTTTCCCATGGTTCCTGCTCCATTCCTTCAGATACTGTTCCTGCTCCCGGTCCTCTTCCGGATCCTTCGGACGCTCTGGCCGGTTCAGTAACCACGACGCCGCACAGATGATCCCCCCGCAAAACACGATGATTCCAATCACTGCCATCTACTCCTCCTCTCTGCCCTTCCAGCAGCGTTCCAGTTCTTCCAGGACTGCCATGCATACCTGGTTTACAAACTCTCCATTTCCGAACGTTTTCGCAAGCTGAGAGCATTCCCGAACACTCTCCTCATAATCCTGTTCTTTTCCTGGCCGATCATAATACTTCTTGAAGAATCGCCAGACCTCTGTAAAGAATTTAAAATAATTCATCATGGCAGCTCCTCAATCTTGATGTAAATGCCTGGGATGCGCGCCCAGAACTTTTCCACGATCTCTGACGCAACCAGTGCATCATCTTTCCAGAATCCTACCGTCGTCATGCAATCTTTCAGCAGCTTCTGCAGGTTATCGGTGTCAGGCTTTGTAGTCCGGTATTCTCCGTCCTTATGTTTCTCTCCCTGCGGGAAGCACCACTTTGTAACCAGGCGTACACCTTTCTGGTACGGTTCCATGTCTTCTGGCTTATATTTACACAGATGCCCAATCAGTTTCTGCCGGGCTCTTTTTAATTCTGGTGTTTCGTAAAATACCGGTTTCCCATTTACGATTGCAACTTTATGTTCCTGATGTGTTATCGTCGGCGGGTTCATCGCCATAAAAAAATCAATCATGATAATCAGCCCCTCTCCAAGTACCAGATTTTTTATCAAATGTGATGCAACCCCAAGATCTTAATTTGTCAGCAAACAAATTCAAAAGCTCCGGCTGTTCTTTCAGCCACAGAAGAACTTCGTCTTTCGATGCGTCATAAATTTCTCCAAAGGGGATTCTTCTAAGCGGAGGCATCTGTCCCGCAATTTTGAGTCGTTTGTCGTGTGACATGTTTTATCATTCCTTTCCTGCGCGTCTGTGCTGGGTGGGTATGCTCCTAACCCGTTGTGGGGGCGTACTCAATCGCCCCACACTTAGGGTGGGCATGCCCGCACATTCCCGCCCGATTAGGGTATATATTTATATACAGGTGCCGGGCGGGCATTCCTGCCACCTAAAAAACAAGGTGTCGGGCAACTTTCTGCCCGATGCCCGTTACCATGATTGCGGGAATTCCCGTGACCTATGTTATTTTAGGTGTCGGGCATTTGCCCATAACCTAAAATGTTTCAGGTATCGGGCAAATACAACGCGTATCTTTATTTACCATAAATCCGATTTCTTTTAATGAATTTCGAACCGTTTTTTCCTCCGGATATTTCTCGCCGGTTGCTTCTGCATCCGATTTCAGGACTTCATACAGCTCCTTTACAGTCGGATATTTGTCCTCATGCGTAAACCGGAAATTTTCTATCGCCATCTTATATTTTTCCTTTTTGGCTTTACGCGCTTGCTCTCCTTGTTTCTTTCTGGCTTCTCTACCTTTCTGCCATGCCGGTTTGTCTGCTTCCAGCTCAAGATCTTTCAGCACACCGATCTGATCCAGACAGTGAACCGGATACTCAAACCACATGTTGACCGGTTCGAACTTTGGAAATTCTCGAAGTGTCCCTTCGATTCTCCATGCCGTATGGGCCTGTACTGCCGCTTTTGCCTCGGTGATCTGCTTGTCCAGGGCTATCTTCTGCCACCGGTCCAGATGCGCCTCGCAGTAGCTCATCATCTGCGCACTGCTTAGTAAATCGTCCTGCGAAAGATCATCCTCCCACTTGAAATGCGCATCCAGATAATCCGTACACGCCTTGCAGATCGCTTTATTTTCTTCCTGCTTCATCAGCGCTTCCGTAGGTTCCAGCTCGATCAGATCCAGCAGAGCATCCGGATCACGGGCAAATACACCGGAACCAGAAGCACGATCCATGGACTTCTTTCCGCCCTGGTTTCCTTTACTGTGATGATGGCAATAAATCACCGCGCATCCAAGCTCTGTGCAGACTTTATCAAATTGGTTACAGAAATTCGCCATCTGATCCGCGCTGTTCTCATCTCCTGTAATGACCTTATAAATCGGGTCAATGATGATCGCCACATAGTTCTTCTTCGCAGCACGCCGGATCAGCTTTGGTGCCAGCTTATCCATAGGGACTGATTTACCACGCAGGTTCCAGATATCAATATTCTGCAGATTATCCGGTGTAAAGCCCATTGCTTCGTATACATCCTTAAAACGGTGCAGACAGCTCGCCCGGTCAAGCTCCAGGTTGACGTACATGACCCGTCCCTGCGCACAGTGCCACTGCAGCCACTTCTTTCCTTCTGCTATGGCTATACACAGCTCGATCTGCAGGAATGACTTACCTGCCTTAGACGGACCGGAAATAAGCATTTTATGCCCTTTTCTTAAGATTCCATCAATCAGACACGGTGACAGCTCCGGCAGATTATCCCATACACTTTCCAGCCCTTCCGGCTCCGGCAGATCATCGTTGACACCCTCAATCCACTCGTACCATTCATTCCAAGACTGTTTTCCGATGTTAGTATCTACGATGAACTGTTTCTTTTCACCACGCTGCACTCCTGGCATTCTGGAAAGTCTCGATGGATTCCGGTTCTGTGTATCCACGTCGATTCCGTTTTTCTGGCAGACTTCATACAGATAATCAACCCGTTTTCGATACTCGTTGTAATCTGCCGCATCTACCCGCACAATAGCATGCAGGCTCTTTTTTCCGGAATATACCAGGCAGGCGATCGGAAGTTCTAGCTCCCGCAGGATAGCATTCTGCTGTTCCAGCTCCATATGATCTGACTCTACTAAAGCATACCGGTATTCTGTTACATTTTCATTTTTACAGCCGTTTCCGTCCAACGGATTGAAGCGGATCCACGCCCCGGCTTCCGGATTGTAGTCACCAAGTACTGCGCCAATGTCCCCTTTACAGTCGTTCAGCAATTCAATCAACTGTCCGGCAGTACGGTCCCAGCTGCCTTTTTGTGGCAGCCAGCGCGTACCTTTTTCATCTGTCTTTTCCCAGCTTCCAGTGACGTATCCTACGTTTTCTCCTGCTTCAAACAGTGTTTCCAGATACGTGATCAGCTGATCCGCCGGATTCCAGTTGGAAGGCTCCTGTATCTCTTTCCCTTCCAGCCAGTTTTTATCCACAACAACACGGTCACTGTCCACCGCGATACTGTCGTTCCAATCCAGTTCATGGCCCTTCTCCGGAACCCATCCATGATCCAGGGCAAGCTGTACGATCGTGCCGCCGGTTACCGGTGAGGATGAGCCAGAAAAGGTTCTCCATTTTTTCTCACATTCATTTGCATGATATCTGCCGTAATCTTTCTGGCTCCAGGCATCCCATACAGACACCGGATAACCTTCCTGTTTCAGAGCCATCCCGACAGAACACCATTCCTGATAAGTAAGCTCGGATGGATTGATATGTTCTATAATTTCTGTAAGGCTCGTCCTCTGTTCCATACTCTTTAAGCTCCTTTATATTCTCTCGGGTTGATATCCATTGGAATCCGCCAGCCATTCGCTGCGATCCTGTCGATCAGATTCTTTGCTGTTTCAAACTGCCAAGTTCCTACATGCTCAAATCCCCTGCTTTCCAGAAAACGGATCTGTTTTGGTGTCGTCAGCCCCTCCGTGCGTCTTTTACTCAATCGATCCAAGATCTTTTCTGCTTTTCCTGCATTCTCGATTTCATCCGGCATAATGCCCAGCTTTTCCAGTGTCTTTTTCTGCTTCTCAGATGGCGGTCCCATTTCCCACCCAAAAGAGGGAACATAGCTGGACAGGTCTTCTGCCTGGATGGACATTTCAAACTGCAGCGGATCCACCAGTTTCTTTTTGCGCTTCTTCATTTCTGCAAGCTGCTTTGCTAAAGCTTCTTCTCTTTGTGCTACGACATCCTCCGATGCTTTCTGTTCCGCTTCTTCGAGATCAACCGGCATGCCTGCTTCTTTTTCCAGATTTTCTGTCATCTGCTGGGCTACTTCTTCATTTTCGCAGATCAGGCTCGCCGGATGGCACAGCTCATGCCGCTCTGTGTGCCACAAAAAATCAAGCAACAGTAGATGGTCTTTTCCTGTTTCCGGGGACAATCGGGTACCGCGCCCCACCATCTGACAATACAGGCTCCGCACCTTGGTTGGTCTGAGAACCACAATACAATTCACAGACGGGCAATCCCAGCCCTCTGTCAGGAGCATCGAATTGCACAGCACGTTATACTTCCCGGCATCAAAATCTTTCAGAATTTCAGCTCTGTCCTGGCTGTCTCCATTTACTTCTGCCGCCCTAAATCCATACTGATTCAGCAAATCACGGAATTTCTGGCTGGTCTTTACCAGCGGAAGGAACACCACCGTTTTTTTATCCCGGCAGTATTTCTGCATTTCTTCCGCAATGCCCTGCAGATACGGATCCAAGGCGGTGCCGATTTCGCTTGCTTTAAAGTCTCCGGCCTGTACCGATACACTACTCATATCAATTTTAAGCGGAATAGTCAGCGCCTTGATCGGGGACAGATACCCTTCTTTGATTGCTTTCGGAAGTGTATATTCATAGGCCAGTGACTCAAAATAGGCTCCAAGATTCCGCATATCACCGCGATCTGGCGTTGCTGTTACGCCTAATACATGTGCATGCGGGAAATGCTGCAGCACACGCTGATAGCTGTCCGAAATACAGTGATGAGCTTCGTCAATGATGATCGTGTTAAAATAAAAGGGATCGAAACTGTTCAGACGTTTCTCTCTCATCAGTGTCTGCACAGAACCAACTACTACGCGGAACCAGCTTCCCTGACAGGAACTCTCTGCTTTTTCAAGGGCACAGCCAAGACCGGTTGTCTTCATCAGTTTATCTGCGGCCTGTTCCAGCAGCTCCCCTCTGTGTGCCAGGATCAGAACACGGTCTCCCTGCCGAACACACTCTTCTGTTACTTTGGCAAAGACTACCGTCTTTCCACATCCAGTAGGAAGGACCAGCAGGGTTTTTAACACCCCGCTGTCCCACTGTTCAAAAATCGCTTCTTTTGCTTCTTTCTGATACGGTCTCAGTTCCATTTAAAATCTCCCCGGTGTAAATGCTGGCTTGTCCGAATCTTTCGGATACAGCTTTTCAATGTAGTTGAACTTCTTACTTGGGTCTTTGATTCCCGGCTTCACGCCGATTTTCGCTCTTGCCGTTTTTCCTGGAAGCGCATTCCAGTCCATCCGAAGCTCTTCCCCCTCTTTTTTCAGACCGACGCCACGGAACAGCTCTGACAGTTTCCATTCCAGGCTGCTATGTAAGATGTAGTTCTCACGAATTGTGATTTCGCGGTCTGCGTGTACGATGAAGTACACAACTGCCATATTGCATGGCGGGAGCTTTCCTTCTCCTTTGGATCTGCTGCGGTCATATTTCTCGATGGTTACGTTGTAATCCCCCTCCGGGATTGGATCAAAGTTCTGGGAATCCTGTTTAATAGAATCATCCCATCCAAGTTCTCTTCCTTCTACTGACATAATCGTTTTCCTCCTTAATTAAATGGAATTTCCTGTTTTTCTTTCATTTCTTTGATTGCAGCATAGACCTGGTCCCAGCAGGCTACCAGAAGCCCCTCGATAATGCCAGGATTTACGACATCGTAATCTTTGATCTTCGTGCCGACAGGAACATACCCTTTCGCTTCTACGACGTTCTCCACGTCCCATTCATCTACGTGATAAGTTTCCATCAGATCTCGCAGCGCCTTCGGGATTTCCGGATCCAGACTGCTCTCCCCAGCAGGATCCGGCGCTTTAGGCGGCTCATCCAGTGGAAGATTCATCTGTTCCCCAGTTACTTCTTCTGGCGTTGTCGGCTTCGGAGCTTCCGGAACGGGCTCAGGAGCTGACGCCGTTTTAGGTGCTTCTGCAGCTTTGTACGGTTTCATATCTGCGGAAGCTTTTCCCTGTTCTATAATGCTCTGAATGACTTTGTAGTCAAACGGAACCTCATCCGGCAGACCGAAACGGTTCTTTGCATCCCAGCAGGCGTTGTGTGACGTGTACATGACACGCTCACCGCCCTGCGCTTTCCTCTTCTTTCCCTTGTCATCAACTGCAATGGAAAACGTTTTGTAGTTGGCAAACAGCAGCATGTCCGCCCATTCCTTGATCAGCGGCGATGTCTGGGATGTTGTTTTCTTTCCAAGCTTCAGCTCCCATCGGTCATAAGCTCCCAGCTCATCCGGCTGTTCAAATTTTTTAATCTGCGCATGTGCTGTAAGAACCACGTTGACGCCCGCTTCCACAACTTCTGAAAGCCGATTCAGGAACCGGCCAATCTCCTCTTTTACATAGGTATAGCCGTTTCCATACCCGAAATCCTCGATTCCAAACTTCCGATGCTTATCGCAGATAAACTGGATGCACATAGACTCAGCCCAGTCGATCGTGTCAACCACAAGCGTTTTACACACGTCCGGATGCGTCCGGATGTAGTCCACCTGGTCAAGAAGATTCTGCCAGCTTGTAGCTTTTGGCAACCGGGCAACATCCATTGAGTTCGTGCTACCCTCAGTGTCAATGAACACCGGATCCGGGAATTTACTGGCAAACGTAGATTTTCCAATTCCTTCCGGACCATAAACCACAACTTTTTTTGCACAGGGAATCACACCTTTGATAATTTCCATTAAAATACACCTGCCTTCCATGATTTCTGCTGTGGCTGTTCAGCCTGCGCCTGTCCAACCACATAACCGTCTTCGATAATGATGCTGCATTCATCACCGGTACTTACCCTAGTAGCGATCGCCTGCAGCCCCTCGCCTTCCAGCCAGGAACCAAACTCCTGCAGTGTCTGCAGATCCATCTGTTCCAGTTTATCCAGGAGAACAAAGCCACACTCCGGATTCAATTTCCGGACAATGGCAGTTGATACCATCAGCCGTTCAGAACCGGACATGTTGTCCCATTTCTGCCCTTTATATACCAGCTCGCCTTCCTTTACTGACAGATCTGGAAGAGGCAGCTCTGCAGAAGAAAGCAGGTTTGCTTTCTTTTCCCGGACAGAAGTAATTTTCTCTGAAAGCTGATCATACTGACGACGGTATTCTTTTGCATCATCCTCCGCCTTCTCCTTGTCCAGATTTGCGCGTACCATTCGATTGATTTCCTCAATATTGGAAATGCTGTCTTCCAGCTCCTTGGTAGACTGATCGACCAGATCAGCGGCCGACTTTTCAGCAGTTTCCAGATCTTTTACCAGCTGCAGATGATGCTGCTTTGCTGCTTCCAGCTGATCAGACAACCGCTTTACTTCTTCATAAGCGCGTTTTACCTCTTCCCGGATCTTTCCTGCCTGTTCTCTTTTCCTTTGATTTTCGCCATTCTGAGCAAGGATGTCCTGCTGCTGTCGGATCAGCGCAGATGGAGAAACCAGATCCTTGGGTGCATCGGGGTAATATGGCTGTTCCTTGGCAAACTTCTCTTTCTGATCCGCAGTCCGGCCGATATACAACCGATCCTGATACAGCTCTTTTTCTTCTTTTTCCAACTCTGCCAACTGGTTACCAACGCCGATGATCTGTAACAACGTCTGTGCTTTTTCCTTCCCGGAGCTCTCCATGAACTTCGGAAGATTTAACGCCAGAGACTCGACAAAAGTGTTCAACAACGACTGTCCGGCCTTCTGACCGCTTGGATCCGTTACCTTCAACGCGCTGTTTTTGCCTTTACGCTCAACAATCAGGCCATTGTTCAACACAATTTTTAAGTTTGGCGGGATGATGGATCCCTCGCGCGTCGCATCTGATGGTCTGAAGTTTTCGCCACCCAATGCCCACGCGATGGAATCCAGCACCGACGTCTTACCCTGGTTGTTTCTGCCACCAATGACGGTCAGACCGTTTGCCGTCGGTTCCAGTTTTACTGCTTTGATTCGCTTGACGTTTTCGATTTCAAGTTTATTGATTTTCACTGACAACTTTCTTATCCTCCTTGTCTTTGTTAAAGAAATTCCATACGGTCCCCGCACTGCAGCCCATTTCGTCTGCAATCTTCTCATAGGACCATCCGGCGTTTCGAAGTGCCGTCATCTTTCCAGTGTCCAGCTTCCTCTTCCTGCCCTGTCCAGCAGGGCTTTTCGGGGGGGCGTTGGTTTTACCTCTTCTTTCGTTTCCGGCTCTTTCCGTGGCTGTTTCATGACCGCAAACACAGCCCCGGCTTCTGCGGCCGCCCGCACATCCTGCATGGTCATACTGCTGATGGCAACCGGATGCATGACGTAGATATCATCATGCATTCCGTGCATCGTCAGATCCACTGCCTCCGTATATTCAACAATCTGCATCATTCTCACCCTTCTTTCAACGACCCTGAGCGGATCCACGCCGCAAACACCTCGTCCCGGCGCTCTTCTTCCCGCTCTTCCTGCTCCTCGCGGCACTCTTCGACGTAATCGCCGATCTTCTTTGCCACGAGCGCCAGAAGGAACATTCCAGCTCCCAGGGCGGCGCGGCCCCACAGATCCGAATCCACGCCGCCGATGTAGATCCATGTACCAACCGCGCCGACCGCCAGCGCCGCTTTATCTGATGCTTTCATTTCTTACTCCTTTCATACCCCATCGACTCCACCGCGGCTTCCATCCGCTGGCGAACGATCTCTTTTACTTTCTT